TAATTGCACATTCTCTTGCTATAAAACGTGGGTATTTGAGAATTATCTTCTTGCTACAGGTAATCGTATCTCTACGGCTCTGAATGTCCGTATATGTGACATTAACTTTGAGGATGGGACAATTAACCTATGTAAGACAAAGAACCGTAAACAGCAGATTATACCACTCTCAAATACACTTGCTGAAATCCTTCAGGAGTATTTGCTTGTCCGTGGTGGTGAGGGTTCTGATTATCTGTTCTGTAATGAGTATGGACAGAAGGCAATAGAGAGAACTTATCAGCAGTTAGTCAGAAGATATAACATCAAGAGAAATGTTAATAAAACTTCCTGCCATCTATTCCGGCATACATTTGCTAAACAGTGGATTCTTGCTGGTGGTGATATGTTTCGTCTACAGAAGATATTGGGACATAGTGACCTTACTGTTACAAAGGAATATGTAGCAATGTTCGGTCAGGACTTACAGATGGACTTTGAGAGATTTAATCCGTTAGATAATATGGCAAACAGACAGAAAGTGAGGATGTAAGTATGATTAGTATTAAAGATTTTACCACTGAGGAACTGAAAGAAAGAATCAACTATATTGAATCTGAGGGTGAAACAATGACAGGTGCAGAATGGGACAGAGAATGGAAGTATGAATATGAAGTTGCTGTTCGTGAGTTGAAGAAAAGGAGAATATCATAATGAAGAAATGGATTAAGGCAGACAACGGCAGAGTAACACAGGTGATTGAATTTGATGATGGATCAAAGATGGAACTGCCATTAGATAAGAATGGTAATTTGAAATGGTTTGACGATAGCAAACTAATCAAAAAAGCAAGTTAATTTCTAGGGTGACAACAACCACTAAAAAATCCCTACTGTTGTCCAAATATCGTGACAACGATAGGGATAAAAGTGGGGTAGTTGTGACACATATTAGTAGTAGATAAGAGTTAATAATAGACAAGTGATACCACTCGTTTTCAACGAGATGTTATTCTTTGGATTTATTATTGTTTTGTTTGGGAAAGGAGAGATACATGAATTATTCTAATGTATTTGGTCGTACTCAGAAGCAATTTGATATGACCATGAATAGAGAGAAGATCACAGTTGCAGATTTCTTCAACTCCAGTATTAAATATGATGTATTCTTTCGCAGGAATCAGAGAAGCACCACACCACAGGGCAAGGTTAGATTTTTCTATGCTCAGAGTACACCTATTGACATTGGAACTATCTTTGTATTAAACGGAAGTAATTTTATTGTTACTTCTAAAGATGGAATTGAAAGTGATATATATTTTACTTCGATTGCTGTCAGAAGTGATATGACTTATAAGGTTAAGACAGATAAAGATATAGCCAGTATTCCATTTGTTGTAGTATCTGATAAATGGACTGTTGCACATGGAACTATTACTCAGTTGAATGGTGCTGTTGCGTTGTACACAGGGTACAACAGTGCAGTGGAGAATATAAAGGTGAATGATTCGTTTAGAGGATTTGGCAACTATTATAAGGTTGGGAATACTTTTAAGAATAATAATCTGTTTTATCTGTATTTAGAGCAGTCGCAAGCACCAAAGGACAATTACAAGATTGAATATACTGGTGTAACCTCATTTGATCTGAAGGAGAGCAACACATATCAGTTGACTTACTCTGTTACAAACAATGGGGACATTGTAGAGAGTCCACATATATCATATGAATCTTCTAATGTTGAGATTGCTACAGTCGATGATAATGGTCTTATGACTATGCTCAAGGAAGGATCAGTTGATATTGTTGCTTCATGCGGTGGTGTTACCTGTACAACAAGTATAACTATCGCAGACACAACACCAAGAGTAAATTATACAACAAGCATTTTAGCATCTACAGATACTATTAAGATAGGCGGTTCTTACAAGAATCTTACTTGTCTGTTTACTGATAAAGAAGGTCATGATATTACGGATACAGTTGTTGCTGATATGACAGATGATGACTTTATATGGACTTGCTTCATTGACGGAATTGAGTTTACAAAGAATTCTATGATTGCTTGGGACAATGGAAATTCTACTAATGGAAAGAGGATTAAGTTAGTTGCTGGTTCAAGTTATCTTGCACATATAATCACTATCAAGTGTACGGTCAATGGGGTAACAGCAGCAAAAGATTTTGAAATCACAGAGTAGATAAGAAATTTATACCACTTTTTATTATCCCCATTTTTGCCTTATATATCAGGTGATTATGTGGATGTTGGAATAAAAATTCATTTTCTTTGAATGTATAGAATAAGAGAAAATCCGAAAAAGCTAAAAGTCCTGAACACAATGATTTACAAGGGCTTCAAGATACCATGTCCATTTTTCTTATTATGTATAGAAGAATAAAATAAAAAATGCTTCAATTCGGAAATCGACAGTTAATTACAGTTCTCATATGAGAGCGAAATTAAAGTTACATAGGAGAGGTACAAAAAAACAAGTAAATTCGGAAATTGATAGCTAATTATATAACCTATTGTGGAGCGATTTTAAAGTTACATAGGAGAGGGTAGTTTTCAAGATTCAACCAAGTTTCCGCATATCTTCATAGTCCATATAACATGGATGTTTTCAGAACTTCAAAATTTCAATAGTCCATTTCGTATGGACTTTCATTTGTGCCTATATGGAGAACAACCTTATGTTCAAAAAAATATTCGGCAACTATGCACGATTTTTACTTAGTAACTCTTCCAAAACCCTTGATTTTCCTAGGTTTTTCAATACTTTTAGCGATTTACTTAACGTCCGTAATATGGAGGGAAAGAATTTTCTCCCCCACTGATTAAAATTTATGCTCAAAAAATGGCTTAAATGCGTGGTTATGGACTTCTTAGTTAAGTCCATAAATGATAGGGGATAGAAAGAATAAATAATTGTAAATCCGAAAAAGCTAAAAGTTGCACACCTTTTGATTTTTCTAGGTTTTTCACGGATTTTGGTGTTTGACTTAATGTGTAATATGGAGGGAAGAAAAACTGCACGATTATTTTGTTATTGTTTCCCAAAACCATTGATTTTATTGGCTTTCAGGATTTGCTTAACGTCCGTTATATGGAGACGAAAAAAATTCGCATCCAAAATGGACTCTTTTTGTGCAGACATAATTATTTTGACATACAGAAAACATAGCAGTATCAAGGGTTTTAGAGTTTGAGTAAATCCAACCTTATGAGGAGAAGCAAAAAACTGTTAAAAATGGACTCTTTTTGTGCAGACATAACTGATTTTGACACTCTGAAATGCCTATAAAATAAGGATATTTTGGAGTTGGAGTTAAGTGAACTTATGAGGAGAAGAGTAGCGAAATAGAAAATCTAAGTTGTCATTGTAAAACCAATGTTTGTAACTGTTTTTATGTAGCTATATATCAGTAATGGAAAACAATGTTTGATTTAGAAATAAACTTGTAACGCAAGCCAAATCCTATACTAGACGTTTTAAAATCCTTATATCCCCTATGAATTATAAGGATAAAGGGATAATTTTATGTATGTATATATCACATATGGAAAGTAATGTGAATAACCACAAATAGAAATGGAAATTAAGACATAGCCAAATCCTTATATCTCTTATGATTTACAAGGGTAAAATGCTATTTTTATGGTGTTATATATCATATATGGAAAACAATGTTTGATTTAGAAATGGACTTGTAGCGAAATAGAAATCCTTATATCTCCTACATTTTACAAGGATAAAATGCTGTTTTCACCTTCACATATATCAGTAATGGAAAACAATGTGAATGAGAAACTAAAATATGTGAAGTTTCTTAAATCTCTTAAAACCCTTGATTTATAAGGGATTTCAACACAATTTTATAAAAAATTCTATTCTCTTAAATGTAGAAAGAAGAAATATTTTAGGAGCATACTTCGGTATGTTCCTTTTTTGATGCAAGGAAGTTGCGTAGATTTGGTGATTCCGAAATTTTCGGAGACACCAATTTACATATATAACAAACACACAATGTATTGTGGGGCGTAAACATGAACTCAGTGAGGGCATGATAGAGCAACACAGGAAGGAGCAATTTAATGGAACTTAATATTGAAGGATTAACACAGGAACAGATTGAAGCAGTACAGAAACTTGTACAGAGTCATGAAGACCGAATCAGAACGGACTACTCAAAGAGATTGAAGGACGCTCAGACAGAATTAGACCAGTACAAGCCAAAGCAGAAATCTGAATCTGAACTTGCTTTAGAACAGCGTATTGCTAATCTTGAAGCAAAAGAAAAGGAAGTAGCAAGTAAGGAACGTGCAATGACGATTGCCGATAAACTGAAAGCAAAGGGACTTCCGGGCGAATTAGCACAGTATCTTAATATTGGTGAGGATATTGATGGCTCAATAGATAAGGTAGGTGACGCACTCGGCAACTACTTTCTCGGACAGGTATCAAATCCCAGTGGCAATCACACTACCAACAAAGGAATCACAAAAGCCGATTTCGCCAAAATGTCCTACTCAGAAAGAGCAAAACTTTTTCAGGAGAATAATGAACTTTATAAAGCACTTAGTAAATAGGAACTGTTAAAGCAGTTCTTTTTTTATTGTGCGGAAAGGACTGACGAATGGATGTAAACACAATCCAAACTGCCATTAGTACGCTTGGCTTTCCTATCGTGTGTGTTCTTTTCTTGGGTTGGTTTATCTGGAAGATTTGGATGAGTCAGCAAGACCAGAACAAAGAGCGAGAGGATAAGTTATATGAGTATCTTGGCAAAGCACAGGCAGTCAACGAAGAGTTGACAAAAACTAATTCAGAATTTGTAGAGGTATTACACTCGTATAAATCTGATCTTGACACTATTAAAAATGATGTAACAGAAATTAAACAAAATATGAAAGGTTAAATTAGGTGAATTAATATGGCAACAGTAACAAATACAAGCACATTTGCAGTAAATAAGAACATGATTATCCCGGACGTGTACTCTCAACTCGTACAGGAAAAGATTGCAGGAAAGTGCCATGTAGCAAATATGGCAAAGGTACTCGGTGATTTACAGGGAAAACCTGGAGAAACACTGACTATTCCAGCCGTTGTATATGATGGAGATGCTACAGATTACACTCCGGGAGAAGCAATGTCTGCAACAAACCTTAAGACAAAGACAAAGACATTTACAATCAAAGCTATCGCAGCACCGGGATATAACATCTATGATTTCGATTCTGAAACTGAGATGTTCAACTCAATCGAGAACGCTTCAAAAAACCAGTCCACAGCGATCGCAAGAAAAATGGATGCCGATGCTATCGCAGAAGCACTTAAAGCTCCATTAAAATCTAAGATTGCAACTGCTAATACTATTACACAGGACGAGTTACTTGACGCTCTTGGACTTTTCGGGGACGATAGGAATGTTGAGGACTTTGCAGGTGCAGGTATCGTAGCACATTCTGCTTTTGCGAAATCTTTCTATGGTATGGATTTATTCGTCAAGAGCACATCAACTACAGCCGAAGCAGGTAATGGTATCGTTCGTGGCGATTGCATTGGTTCATTCCTTGGAATCAACGTATACCTATCTGACAGATGTGTAGATAAGAGCGAGCCAGTTATGCTCATTATCAAAACAGATGCTCTTGGAATCATTCCAAAAGAGACACCGTTCTCTGAGGTGGAAAGAACGGCAAGCAAACGTCTTTCAACAATCTACTGCTCAGATGCTTATGCCGTTGGTGTAATTGATGAGAGTGGAATCGTTGTTGTTCGTAAGACAATCGGTTAGTTATGAGGGGGTGGTTGTACACTGAGTACAACTGCCCTTTTATATAAGGAAGGAGCAACAGAACAGAAGTGTTAGACGGAACAGTATTACAGAGATTAAGAATGCGGTCAGGAAAATCATTAGAGACAGTAGCAAAATGGTGCAATGTATCAAAGAGATATATCATTTATATCGAACAAAATAAAGAAGTGCCATCAGAAGAAACATATCAAGCATATTTGAATTGTGTCTATGGTGTTGGAAAGCCACTGTCACAAGAACCACGAGCAAATCAGACCAGTAGAAAGAAAAAGTCAGGTGATACTAATGGGACTATTTAGTAGAATATTTGGCGGTAAGTCAATTAGGACTGCTGCAACTTCCGCATCGTTCTTAGGAGCATATCGTGAAGCAAGTGGTAGATCGTATGATGGTGGTGGATGGGGACTTGACCGATTCAACAGTATCATAGATGCTCACTCTTCCGTAGATGATATGATAGAAGAGTGGGGGCTTGCTGATGAAGGTTGTCGGTATCAGTCATTAGATGGATATGCTAACCCATATACACAAGCATATCAGGAAGAAAGAGAACGTGCTGAGGAAGAAGCAGAAATTCTTGCTATGTTCGGAGAGGAAATTAATGTAGAGGATTTAATTGATTGGGACGTTGTAGAAGAGAACGCTTATGAATATGCAGAGGAACTTGCACAAGCATGGTTAGATGGCTCTGAATGGATTCCAGAAGAAATTATGGACTGGGCTTGGTATGACTTATCAGACCATAATATGTAAGGGAGAACACAATGACAGGAAAAGAATTTCGCAGATGGCGAAGAAGTTTAGAAATCTCTCAACAAGTGGTAGCCGATTATGCGGAATGTAATAAAAGCACTATCTGTCGTTGGGAGAAAGAACAAATCAAAATATATCCAGACCTGTATCAGAAGGTCATGGAATTCTATAAATCTTATGGGCAAATCTGCCCAAACAAATCACAAACAAAGTCGGAAATGTATGAACAGGACATGGCGACTATAAATAAAGGATTAAAGTTAAGGAAGAACTCAAACTACGAGAGAAAGGAAAGGTGAGATAACTTATATGATATTTAGTTATTCTACCTTCTTCTTTTATCATGGTGAGTTATCTCATCGTGGTAAAAAGAATGAAGGAAAGATTTTTAAACAGAGTACCAAGTTGGTATAGAGATTTTAACAAATATGATGTAGTTTTATCAGATGATATTGACGGTCTTGTGTCCACGTCAGCATTGAAATTTTCAAAGAATTGGGACGCAAAATATTTCTATGATTTTCAAGATTTATACATTGATAATGATACATATTTCAAAGAAAACAAAAGTGCCACGAGAGTTTGGGCAGACGTGGCTATCTTAAAAAATGAGATGGCATTTGATAATCACGTTAGCAGAAAGAACGATTCCGATTGGAAGAATGAATTATGTATCAATCCAAATCTATTGGCAAATATATCTAATGCAAATTATTACAGTAAGTATTGTGGTTCAACTGCATTACTTATCTGGTCTATGTATGATATTCCATTACCGACAACAGAAGAAGGAAAAATGTTATTACTTACCATTGATACGACATTCAAAGGTTATTATTATAATTCTCAATTCAAGGCGAGGAACAAGTTTTATCTTTGCGATATGTTTGGATTTGAAGAACTATATGAGGTTCAACAGCGTCATACAAGTAAAGAATTTTATGACTTGATTAAAAAATATAATTTGTCTGCCAAGACAAGATTAGTTGATGGAAAATTGCATACAGATATAGGTTTGGAAACTATTAGTGAATTATTGGGTATTCCTATTGTATTACCGGCACAGGACTTCAACTTGTGGCGGTCTTTTAATAAGAGCAAAGGGTATCAGTATGATATGAAATCTGTAAAAGATATTAACCATGTAATCACTTTGGCTTTTACAGGACAATATTTTGCTATGTACTCAACAATCACAAAGACAAGAAGTTAGCCATAATCGAGGATTAGTTATTTTGGCTAGTCCTCGGTTTCCTCCCAATATCAAATCCGAAACTTTCGGACTTGAAACGGAGAATAAATAAAAGAAAGGATCAACAGAAGATGGAAAAGAAAACAATTATTATTTTTACAGCTAATAAGGCAAGAGAGTTATTAAAGGATGGATTTAAGGTGGTTGATATTAAACCAGATAAGACAGATTCAGATGGAAAGAGAAGCGTATTTGTATTTGAATATGCAGATGGAATTTTAGACAGAATCAAGAAAACAACAAAGTAAAAACAGAGAGGGTGAACTCGTGTAAACGAGTCACTATCACTTATCTATTACTAATTCCTTGTCTATTACTAATATGTGTCACAGATGATGCCATTTTATCTGTCCTGTTGTCATTAAATTTGGACAACTATACACATAAAAAGGGCAAGGTTGTCACCCTAGAAAAAACATAAAAAAGGAGCATAAAAAATGAGATTATTTTTAGAAGAAAAATTGGTTACAGGAAACACATTAACACCTGATGGAGTGCTTGCATACATAGCACTGAGAAAGATGATGGATGAGAATATCTTCTTGAAGTCATTGGAGATTACAGAGGACTGTGTATCAATTAACAGGATGGCTTATACGCTTGTGGGCGTAAGTGAGAAATATCCTAAAGCATTTACGGATGCATTGCAGCGTGGAATATATGAACTTGATGCCGTGGACAAGATTAAGATAGTGCAGTCATTTGGTAAAGGAATTGAGTTTGTATTGGATATAAAGAATTTATACTTTGATACTTCAAAGGCAGGACAGCATTTTGCCATGGTATCATCTGATGAGGTTGAGAAGATCCTGACACATGATGCAGATATGAAGAAGAAAATATCCATACTGAAATATTATGTGGCTCTTGTCAGTTCATTTGATTGGTCTGCCAATATGAAATGTAAGGATGGTATGCCTAATCTTCAAGGTAAGATTGGTCACATGACACAGGATTATGTTGGTGGTCTTGCAGGAATTTCCGGGCGAACTTGTCAGAGATACAATGTGGTCTTAGAGGACGAGATGAAGATGGTATACATTTATAGAAGTAACGACAAGATCAAAGAGGATGATTCTTTAAGACAGATTACCAACTGCTACAGTCGTTATGAGGACAAAGATTTATGTGAAATGTATGCATCTGACTTTGAGAATAAGATGGGATATAAGCATAGAATTGTCAGAATCAAGAAGAATAAGGAACAGGCAGATAATAACAGACGATTGGCTCAGATTTATAATCGTATCTGTGAAGGATATGGAGATTCATATGATGAAGATACAATACGCAAGGTGTACAAATATGTAACCAATAAAAACAAGACGGTTATTGATGAAATAGATAGAAAGCAGTCGCAGGAATATATGACATCTTCCGACAAGGATTATGTTAAGAATTTACAGTCCCAGATTAGAGACACGCTTATCTTTGAGCAGTTCGATTATCTCAATGAGGATTCCCTTGATGGGAACTCAGATGAGGATGTTTGGGGCGAGATTGATGCTATCGAAAATGGATATACAGTTGAAGAAATATTAGAAATGCCTACTGCATCTGATGTGGTAGCGTAACCAGTTAGGGTGTCGGTAATGCCGGCATCCTTTTTGATTAGCCCAAATTTGCGAGTGGGTTTCCACATCTCCGTGGAACAGATTAACTTAGAAAGTGAGGAACAGATAATGAAAACATTTGAAGAATTAACTTATTTCGTGGACACAAAAGAATATATGAAAGCATACAACAAGGTTGCAGAATCTATTGATAATGCTGAGTTGGATAAAGCAAAGAATTATTTATCTCTTCTGAAATTAAGAGAGCAGGAATTGATTAAACGCATGGATTATGAACTCAGAACTGAGCGTGAAATGATTGCAAGGGGGATTGGATTAAAGGAAGGTGAATACTAATGGCTAAATTATCAGAGAAATCATTAAATCAGAAACTTTGTGAAGTAATGAAGCCATACCTTGCTGCATACCTGACTTGGTATTATGCCGACCCAGATACACGTTGCTCATGGGATGAGTTGTGTAAGTTTGACCAGAACTTTAAGCAGAAGGGTGGAGAGAATAAGACACAGGAATTTTGTGAGACAAACTGGCTTATACGTGATGATGTTCAGAAGGGCATGATAATCTATATGCAACATATGAAGCGTTATAACTTTATGAAGCGTTATCAAGAGATGAATAAGAAAGCATTATCTGGTGATGTGAACAGTGCTAAATATGTTGATGAAATGGATAAACTACTCGACAAGATGAGCGTGGATAAATCTACAGAAGATGAGATTGGTAAACTCTTACAAGGGGTGAATATCAATGTCGATTAGTTTAGAGACAGCAAAGAAGTTGAACTGGCTGTGGAAAGATGAAAATAAGATTGCATGGATAGAGACATTTATTAAGATTGCTGACAAGGATGGTAATATTGTTCCATTTATTCTTACTGATGAACAGAGAAAACTTGTAGAGAACTTAGGACATCAGAACATCATAAGTAAGTCCAGACAACTTGGGATTTCAGTAGTGACAGTTGCCCTCAGTATAAGGGCATGTGTTGTAAATTCAAATACTAACTGTGTACTTATATCACATAATCAGTCCAGTACTAATGCAGTATTTGATAAATTAAAGCAACAGTTCTATTCATTACCTGATTGGTTGCGTCCAAAATTGATACAGAATAATAGACAAGCATTAACCTTTGAAAATGGTTCTAGTATCGTGTGTATGACAGCAGGAAACAAGGATTGTGGACGTGGTAGCACGTACTCTGGTGGAATAGTTCATTTATCAGAGTTTGCATTTTGGAAAGACCAACAGAGACAGTTAAAATCTATCATGCAAGCAGTAACATCATCATCTACGGTCATAATTGAGTCAACATCAAATGGCTACAATGAATATTCAAATTTATTTTTACAAGCAAGGAATGGGGAGAATGCGTTTAAACCATTCTTTTTTAATTGGATAAATGGACGTTCATTATTTAAGTCGCAGTATGATGAATCTGTGAAATTATACAAAGCACAGCATGGTGGAAAGATGCTTACTGAGGATGAATACGATGAGGAAGAAAAAGCACTCGCTAAGTTAGGTATGACACCAGAACAAGCAGTGTGGAGAAGAGATAAAATTTCTATTAGTGGACTTGACGCATTTCATGTGGAATATCCAAGTACACCAGAAGAATCATTTCTTGCTACTGGTTCATCTGTATTTGATAACAATAAGGTCATTAAA